CTCACCGTGGGCGATGTTCAGGCGCTCAGCGGCGACACCGGCAAGGGCGATGGTGGGCGTGATGATGATGGTACGCCGGTCGCCGGCGAAGGCATGGGCGTCAAGGTGCTCCCACTCGGCCTTGGCCTTCTTCATAAGCTCCGTCTTCCCGCTTCCCGTGCGGGCGGCGTTCACCAAGCGGGGAGGGATGGTATCGGGCCAAAGGGCATGGCCCTTGGCATTGAGCTTGATGAGCCCGTCATCCTTCTGCTCAAAGCTCTTGGGGTTGAAGTTGAAGGACGGGGCCACCTTCAACTGCGTCTCGCAAGAGAAGCAGGTGTAGTGGGCGTCATCCAGCCGCTTGTAGCCGCTGCCGCCGCACAAGGGGCAAGGGGCCTTCTGGCCCACGTTGAGAACCGTATGCTTCTTGGGGTCGAAGGTGATGACGGTCCATGCCCCGGAGCCGGTGAACTTGGCGCCGTTGGAAGCAGCCTTGGCCTTCGCCGTGGTCTTCTTGGTGGTCTTGACCTTCACGGGAGAAGAAGCGGGGTACTTGGCGTCAAGGGCGTCAAACCACTTGGCGAAGTCGAAGACCTCGGAGTGGCCGTCAACAACGCGGACGGGCTTGCCCGTGTCGCGGTGGAAGCCGCCGGGGAGCGGGAACAGGCGCGTGCCGATGTCCTTGGCATCGCGGTCCCACCACCAAAGACCCTCGGCCTGCTCATGGAACCGCTTGATGAGCGCCTTGATGTTGGCGGCGGTCCACTTGTTCTTGGCCTCATCGGCCCAGCCCACGTCATTTCCGAACCAGTAGACCAAGCAGAGGCCCTGCCCGGTGTAGATGGTGCGGTTGGGGCGAGCGGGGAGGCCCACGGCCACGCAGGCGGCGCGGACAACAAGGTGGAACTTGGTGTCCTTCAACCACTGAATGACCTCAGACGCGGGCGCGGCGCGCATGGCGGCCTTGCGCTCATCACGGGTCGCGCCCCACCGCTCCGCACCGCCTTCCCAGTCATAGGCGTCAACGTCAATGGTGATGGCGGCGGCCTTCTTCAAGTCCGCCTGAGTCATGCCGGTGCCCTTGGTCATGCCCGAGAAGAAGCCGCCGGAAGAACAGGGCTGCTTCCCCTCCTTTCCGTAAAGGTAGCGGCAACGTACTTCGAGGCCGTCGGGGGCTTGCGGAAGAAGCTCGGCGGCGGTAAGCTGGTCCTGCGTCATGGTAGAACGCTCCTGGGGGCGAAGTGAGTAGTGCCACTTCGCCCCCTTTCTATTTGGGTTGCGGGGGCTTGGCGGGTGCCGAAGGTGTAGACCTAAGCGGTCCCTCTTGCAAGAGCCGAAGCGGTTGCGAGAGTTGATGCAGGTTGGAGGCCCGCACCCATTCGGCCACCGGACCAGCGAGGTATTCCTTCACGGTCATCCCGTGGAGAAGCGCCCCGAACCTGTACAGGTCCAAGACTTCTTCGCTGAGGTGGATGGTCTGAGTAGTGCGGGCCAACAGGTTCCCTCGGACACGGGCGTTATACCCGGAGCCGTCGGTAACCGCAAGCCCTCCCCCGAAGATTGTTGAGGATGCCGTGCCCATCGGCCATTGCTGCGATGGACAGGTGTTCTCATTTCTCTCTATAACAGAAACACCTGTCCACCTTAGAAACCTCATCAGCACGGCGTTCTCGGCAGGGACCATCAAGAATCGCCGATGAACACGGCGTTCTCGGTTCCGGGTCAACCTACGCCGTTACCCGCGCTTGACGGTCCCCTACCGCTTGTGTACATTTACACCTCAGAGGCGTGAACATGCTCAGGTGCCCCGTATGCGACGGTCAGACGAAGGTGAGGCAGACCGGGGTACGTCCGAAGTCGGGCAGGTTGCTCGCAACCACGCTCATCCACCGCTTTCAGGTCTGCTACCGCGTCCGCCACTGTAAGGACTGCTCATGGCGAGGGGAGTCCATCGAAGTCACCTTCGCTGACCTTCTGGTCCTTCTCACCGACACGGCCAAGGGCTTCTTCCAGGCCCATGACCACCGGAGACACAATGACAACGCCCTCGAAGCAGAAGCGCCCGCCTCGCCGCATTGACGGCTCAAAGTCCTTCGATGAACTCACGCCCCTCCAACAGCGGGTGGTCAAGTTCATGGTGGACAACGGCAAGTCTCAGTGGGATGCCGTGAACGAAGGGCTGGTCAGTGAGGCGAGCGTGGCCCTTTGGCGCAAAGAGAACATCATGGCTTGGTGCGACTCCTACCGGGCGACCATCCCCCCGACTCCCGAGGAACTTGCCGCCCGTGCGCGGGAAGGGCTCAACGCCCTGCTCAACAGTTCCATCCGGGTAGTTCAGGACACCCTGGTCAACGGCGAGGGCAACCCCACTTCCTTGAAGGCGGCGCAATGGGTTCTTGATGGCATCTTCGCGCAGGCCGCACCGCCGAAGAAGGTGGAACCCGCACGGGGCATGGAGCCGCAGAACGCTGAGGCTGAGCTTGCCGCCGTCCTCCAGTTGGTGAAGCGTTGACCTTGCCCTTCATCCCCGGCGCCGTTCCCGTCCACCTCCAAGGGCAAGTCGCGCAAGTGATTGCGCGGGTGGACGGCTTCGCTCAGCTTCACCGGGTTCAGGACAAGGACTCGAAGAAGCCTATCCCGTGGGCCACCGCGCCCATGCAGGCCAAGATTTTCGAGGCCGTTGAGAACGGTGCCAAGCGCATTGTCATCATCAAGGCCCGTCAGGTCTACGCCACTACGGCTTGCAAGATGGTCCTTCACCACAAGGCGTACACCACGCCCTTCGCGGCCATGCACGCGGTCATCAGCATGAGGGATGACTCCGCGACCGCGCTTCTTGACGACAATCGCAGGTGGTTGGATGACCCTCCCGAGCTTCTTCGCCGGCCCATTCAGACCCGCGCCAAGGCGCGCATTGTCTACGGTGACACCCTCGCAAGTGTTCAGGCGTTCACGTCGCGCTCAGCTACCGGCCTTCGGTCCTTCACCCCGGCTGCCGCCGTAGTCTCCGAAGCGGCCTTCGCGCCTGACCTTGAAGAAGTCATCGCCCAGCTTGACGCGGCGGTTGGTGACGGCCTGCTCATCCTTGAAAGCACGGCCAACAACCCCAATGACTTCTTCTCGCAGCTTGTGAAGGCGTCCCCTGAGAACGGGTGGACGCTCCTGACGATGTGGTGGCATGAGCATCCCGCTTACGAAGACGGCCCTGACCTCATCCCGGCCGACTTCGAGGCCACTTTGACCGACTATGAGAAAGGACTTCGGGACGAATACGGCCTGACCCTTGGGCAGCTTCACTGGCGCCGTAGGACTGAGAACCGCATCGGTTCAAGCTACAAGTTTCGCAGGGAGTACCCTTCATGCCTGGATGACTGCTTCCTTGACCGTGAGGGCGGCTACTTCGGGGACGAAGACCTTGGCGCCGTCCACGTTGTCGAGCACGCCCTTCACGGCGTCAACCAAGGCCGTGAGATTGAAGCCCCTCAGCACCATGACCGCTACGTCATGGGCGTTGACGTTGGTGGCGGCGTCGGCGGGGACTACAGCGCCTTGTGCGTTGTCAGCGTGGCAACCCGGCAAGTGGTCTACACTGAGCGGAGCAACACCCTCACCCCGGCTCAATGGGCGCACCGCTGCATCCAAGTGGCCGTCCGCTACAACTCCGCGCTCATGCTCGCGGAGTCCAACAACCACGGCCACGCCTTCCTTCTTGAAGTGAACAACTGCGCCTACCGTCAGCAATGGCTCAACCCCAAGACCGGCAAGCCGTGGGTGACCACTTTACAGAGTAAACTTGACGCCTTCGACACCTTGCGGGAAGCCCTGCAACTCATTCAGATTCTCGACCGCCCCACTTGGCTTGAACTACGGTCCCTCACCATTCCACCCGGAAAGGTCTGCCCCGAAGCCCCGAAGGGAGGGCATGATGACGCGGCTATGGCTTGCGCCTTGGCCTACAGGTGCATGAGGGACGTGCCTTCCGCATGGCGCACCAATGCGGTACACTCGAACCGCAACAGGGTTGATGACCTTATTGCCGCCTCGCGGGCACGCCGTATTCGTTCTTCCTCCCTTCCCTTCTAAGCGGAGCCCCGATGCTTCAACCGAAAGACATTCAGGCGATTCTTGGTCAGCATGACCTCTATTGGGATGACCGCCGTGAGCGCATGAGGGAGTACCGGCGGCTCTACATGACGCAGTTTTGGGAACAGGACGGGTTCACCATGAATGATGGTGTTCTCCGCACCGAAGTCCCCAAGGCTTACGCCGTTGTCGAGTCCTACTTGGGCTCGCTCTACGCCAAGAACCCTTCGGTGCGCGTTGAGCCCGACATTCGGGCACGCGGCAACCCCGCAGTCGCGCAGGCCACGGCCAACCAGTACCTCTTGACCATTCGTGAGCAGCTTGAAGACGCCACCCGTCTCGCGCTCATCTACCCGTGCAGCTTCATCAAGCTCGCGCCCGAGCAGAACGTGGACCCGTTGAAGCGGGTGTCATGCGCGGCCCTTCCCCCGTGGGAAGTCATTGTGGACGCCACCGCCTGCTCATGGGACCAACAGCGGCACGTCGGGCACGTCTTCCTCATGCCCGTGAGTGAGGCCACGGCCCGCTACAAGAAGGGGCCTGAGCAGTTCCGCACCCGCGCCTACTCCAAGTGGATTGAGTCCACCGGCATCGCGGGCAAGGACGTGATGAAGGGCCTTGGCGCCAACAGCGGGGAAGTGCCCGACACCGACAAGTGGATTCGAGTTGTCGAGCTTTATGACCTCATGGATGACCGCCTTCTGGTCTGGTCCCCCGACTACAGCGATGGTCAGGACTTCCTGTTCACGGGCGTCACGGTTCAGGTGGGCGCCCTTGACGCTGAGGCCGACGCGGAAGCCAAGACCCCCGAAGGTGAGCTTGTCCATGAAACCACGGGCATCCCTTTCAAGTCGGCGTCGGGGCGTCCTGTGGTTCCTATTCTCCCCCTCTACTTCACCCGCGACCCTGACACGCCCCTCCGAGGCTACAGCCTCATCGGCCGGTCCCGCGACCAGTTCAGGGAACTCAACCTCATGCGGACCTACCAAGCCCAGGGCGTGAGGCGCATGGCCCGTCAATGGCTTGTGCGGGCAGGCTTCCTTTCCGAAGACGGTGCCGCGAAGGTGTCTCAGGGCCTTGACGGGGAGTTCATTGAGGTGGACTTGCAGCCGGGTCTTCCCCTTGAAGGGAACATGATGCCCGTCCCGCAAGTGCCCATCCCGGCCGACATCACGGTCTACGCGCAGACGGTGGACGCGGACTTGAAGGACGCGGGGATGCTCGCACCGTTCACGCGGGGCGAAGTCACCAAGAGCACGGCGACTGAGCAGAACCTTCTCGCCGCCTACACTTCCAGCGAGATTGGCCGCATGGCGCGCATCAGGGATAGCGTCATCACCTCGCTCGCCTTCACCTACAACGTCATGCTGAGCGTGGTCTTGGGCGACGAAGCCGAGCCCCTGAGCCTGCCCAACCCCGTTGGCCCCACCATTCTCAGCGCCGATGACTTGACCGGCGACTTTCAGTATTGGGCGACCGATGCCGGGACTACGCCCATGAGCGACCTTGCGAAGCAGCAGGTCTTGGAGCGTCTTGCTCCCGTCCTTGGGCAGCTTGGCGCCAACCCGCAGCTTATCCTTGAAGAAATGGTGAGGGTCTTCCAGCTTCCCGCTGACCTTGCTACCCCGCCTCCCGCTCCCCCGGCTCAGCCGTCCCCCGAAGGGGCACCCGCCCCGCTCCCCGTTGAAGGAGAACAGTGATGCCCCTGACCATGAAGACCCCCGAGGGTATGCCCCCTGACCTTATGGCCGCTGCCGAGGAAACCGATGCCGCCATCGGTCAAGAGCTTGCGGCTACGGTCCCGCCGTTTGAGAAGCCCGTGGCGCCGAAGGTCATGGACGCGCTCGCCAAGGCCGTCGCGGCGGCGGCGAAGGTCATGGGCATGGACCTCATGCCCGAGAAGTACGGCGAGCCGGTCACCGAGCTTGACCCTGACCTTGTGCGGTTCCTTTCCATGCTCGAAGCGGCGGCAAGCGACTACGGCGCACCCTTCCCCGTGGCCCTCAGCGCCATCAAGGATGACAAGGGCCTCACGGCCATCACCGCCCACCTGCTCACCTTGGCGAAGGACAAGGGCTTCAAGGACTTCCTTGACATGCCCGCTGAGGGGGAGACGCGGGGAAGCGAAGTGACTGAGGAAGTCATGGGCGAGGAAGAAGGCCCCGGCGGCATGACCGAGGGCTTCGACTTCGCGGCCCGCATGAAGTGAGAACGCCGTAGCCATCGGCTATTCAGAGGTGGACAGGTCTTTCAGTTTCTCTCTATAGCAGAAACACCTGTCCACCAACTTTCGCCGATGAACACGGCGTTCCCGTCAACGGAGGTAGGTCATGGCCTTCCAGTCAATCCGCAACAGCATCGCCAAGCTCTTTGGCTTCGGAGGGAAGCCCGAGACGGTCATCCCGAAGTCGCGGGGCGCTCAGTACACGGCGCGCTTCGGCGGCGATGCCATGAAGGAACTGGCCTACGCCATTGAGAACAAGCAGCCGGTGTCCTTCTTCTACAATGACAAGTGGCAGGAGGAAGGAGTCACCGGCAAGTACGGGCAGCGGGTGGGCAACCCTCACGCCGTTTGGCGCGGCGCCAACGGGACCGTCTACCTGCACCTGTACGTTGACCCTCAATCCGCTTCCGCGACCGGCGACCTTCCCGGTTGGCGGACGTTCATTGTCCCCCGCATCCAGAACGTGTCGGTTCTCGAACTCGGCACCAAGCTCTTTGGCAAGCCCATCCGGTTTGTCGATGCCCCAGGGTGGAACCCCGCGTGGTACTCGCGCGTCGGTTCCCCCATCAACCTTGTCAAGTCATAGGGAGTCTGAATGACCACCCCGAGCCTCACCGTCGAAGGCAACGCCGCACCCGTCCAGTCCACCGCCGAGAAGGTTCTTGCCGAAGCGCAACTGATTGCGTCGGGCGAGGATGACACCGGCTCCGAAGTGGAGATTGAGGAAGTCAGCAACGGCGAGCCTCCCCGCAAGCGCAACCTCTCATGGAATGACGCCATGAAGCAGGTGCCGCCCGACATCGCCAAGCTCATGCGCGAAATGCAGGGGGACTACACCCGCAAGACTCAGGAGCTTGCCGAGCAGAAGAAGGACTTTCTGCGGGAGCGGGAGGCGTTGAAGAAGGGCGCGCAGGCGCTTCAAGACCGTGAGCTTCCCGAGTATGACCCCTTCAATGAGGACACCATCAAGGCCCGCATTGAGGCCGAGGTGAACAAGCGGCTGCGCGAAGTCTTGGAGCCCATGCAGCAGGAATACGAAGTCATGCAGGCCGAGGACAACTACAAGGCGTTCTTGGCCGAGCACCCCGAGTTTGAGACGGACACCGGCCTTCGCTCCGAAGTGCAGTTCCTTCTTGAAAGCAACCCGGCCCTTGACCTTGTGACGGCCTATTGGGCGGCGAAGGGGAAGCAGGCCAAGGCCAACGCCTCGCAGGCCGAAACCCGCAAGGCCGCTGAGCGCAAGGCGGCCAAGGAAGCCGCCCTGACCGGCACCGCTACTCCCCGCCGTGGCGCCGTGACTTCTACCCCTGACCGCTCCACCATCAAGAAGATGAGCAACGCGGACATTCTCGCGCTCGCTCAGTCCATGCACCGTAGTCGGTAGTTGCGCTTCCGCGACCATGAAGTATAATGCCGATGACGTAGGCCACCCCCGTTGCGGAGCCTACGGCTTTAGCGGCACCCTTCATGGACACGCCCCCGAACCCGTAGTCTCACCCATTCGCATTGGAGGGCCTTATGGCTCCGCAGTCGGTTCTTACCACTACGCTCCAGCTTCTCCGCGACAAGCTCGTGGACAACAGCTTCCTCGCTCACCCGCTCATCCGTGCCATTGAGGAGCACGGCAATCTCGTCAAGGTTTCCGGTTCTGCCCGAGTGGAGCAGCCGGTCATCTTTGGTGAGACGACCCAGCTTACGGAACTCTCGTCCGGCTGGGAGGCGGTGAACATGAGCGTCACTGACCCCTTCTACAGCGCGAAGTTTGAGTGGAGCAACTTCACTCAGCCCATCATCCTGAACGCCGTTGAGAAGGCGGCCAACAAGGGCGACCTCGCGGTGGTCAACATTCTCGAAAGCAAGATGAAGAACGTCATGCTTTCGCTGAAGAAGGAGGTGTCGAAGCAGGTCATCCAGGGGTCCAGCGGCAAGCTGACCACCCTCCAGACCCTCAACGGCAACGGCCTGAGCGTCGGCGGTACGGACATTCTGGCGGCCAACACGAATGGCTGGCTCGAAGCCCGCGCCCGCGCTTCGCAGGTCAACAGCGTCGGCGGTCTGAGCAAGGCCACCTTCCAGTCGCAGAACTGGTTCAACCAGTTTGTCGACGCGGGCGGCACCCTCGCCCTGAGCCACATTGATGAGCTTTTCATCCAGGCTCAGATTTACAACCCCGGCGGCAAGACCCCCGACATCATGCTGCTCAGCCCCAACTGCTATGCCGCCTTCTTGGCCCTCATGGACCAGCGGATTCAGTACATCACCGTGGCCGACCGGAACGGCCTCAACAGCGAGATGGTCGCCACCTACCGTGGTGCCCGCATCTACGTTGACCCGAACCTCGGCTTCAACATCAACAGCGCCGTCATCGCGGGCCGTCCCGCCGTGTCGGGCTACCTCCTGTCCTCCGACCAGTTCCAGCTTTACGCCGATACGGACGGCTGGTTCAACGTCGGGGATATGATGCCGGTGCCGGGAACGGCCACTGAGGCGTCGATGGTGTTCTGCCGGATGCAGCTTGTGACCGGCCACCTCGCTTCCCACGCCCTTCTTCTCGACGCGGAGGCTTGATACTCATGGCTACCTCTACCCTCATTCAGTTCCTCGGCCCCGGTGAGGGCGCCGCGACCGTCAACCGCCGTCAGGTGGAGACGTACATCGCTGGCGGCACCATCGCGGCCGGCGATTGGGTCGCCCTGGACACCGGCAAGACCGGCGCCGACAAGGCCCTCTACGTCATTTCCACCCCGGCGGTCGCCGGCCGTGGCAACGTCGCGGGCGTGGCCCTCGCCGCCGCTTCTTCGGGCGACAAGGTGGACGTGGTTATCGGCGGCTACGTCGGCGCGGCCAAGGTGGCGGCGGGCACGGCCCAGCACGTCTCCCTGACCACCTCCGGCGCGGCTGTCGGCACCGCCCTCACCTACGCGACCGGCACCCATACCGGGACCGGCCCGTGCGGCGTGGCCCTGACCGCTGAGGCGGGCGGCTTCTCCGAGGCTTACGTCTACAGCAAGTTCTGAGCCCCGCTGTAGCCCCTTCAATGGGCTACACTTGCCCCGTCCGCCCCAAAGGTGGGCGGGGCTTCTCGCTTAGGGAGAACGCATGAACCTCGGTGACCTGATTTCCTTCTGCGGGAACCTTCTCGACTATGACCCCACCAATGCGACCTACCGTGAGCAGCTTGTCGCCATCCTGAATGACGCGCAGACGCGCACTTTGACTGACCGCCCGTGGGACTTCTCCATGCGGGACCGGACGTTGAAGGTCTACACCGACGTTTCGCACGAAATGAGCTTTGTGAACGGCTCCGCGACCGTCGCAGGCATCAACTTCCCGTCCTCACCCTCGGCCATCAAGCCCGGTTCCCGGTGGGACCGTGGGCAGCTTACCGTCACCGACTCCAACGGCGCGACCTTTCAGTACCTTGTCGCCTACGTCAAGTCGGCCAACCAGCTTTTCATCAGCCGGGACTTCGAGGGCGTGACGGGCACCTACACCGTCACCTTGAAGTTCAGGGACGTGTACCTTCCCTCGGACTGCATGACCGTGCAGAACGTGAGCGACCCCGAAGTCGGCATCCCGGCGAAGGCCCTGTTCCTTTCCAAGTGGGAGCGGGAAGACGCCAACCTTGACCCTGACCTTCTCGGCACCATTGAGGCGTACTTGCCTTCTGAGGGCAAGCGCACCCCCGCTCCGCAAGTCCCCCGTGGGGTGTCGGTAGTCGCAGGCGTCGGGCAGGGCATCAGGACCATCAACGTCTACATGGTCAACGTCTACGGCCCCGCCGCCACCAACTACCCCGTGTACCGGCCCGAAGTCAGTGACGGGTGGGAAAGCGCCTTCTCGAAGGTGGCGACCTACACCCTTGCCGACAACCAGACCCTCACGTTCACGCCCGAAGCCATCCCTTCGGCAACCGGCTTCTACCGGCGGTACTACTTCACCTGCCCCGAGGCCAACATTCTCGCGCCCGTGCGGGTGAGGGACGCGCTTGGTGAGCAAGGTGGCCCTCCGGTCATCGGAGTGGACACCATTGACCCGCAAGGCGGCGTCACCCTCGCCCCCAACCTCGCACTTTCGCACCTTGAAAGTCAGAACTTTCAGTCTACGTCCATTCGCTATCGGCATGACCAGTCTGCCGCCTACCAGTCCGTTCAGCTTTACCCGCACCCTTCGGCGGACCAAGGGCTGAACGTCCGCATGGTGGTGACGCCTCAGCGCATGATGGAGGACCAAGACGCCCCGCTTGTGCCCGCGTCCTACGCGCAAGTGATTGCGTATGCGGCCTTGGAGAACCTGACCTTGAAGGTGGACAACCCCGCCCTGAGCGCGGTCTACCAGCGGAAGAAGGACACGCTCTACAAGGGCATGGAACAGCGGTTCTTGCAGGCCGTTCCTCGCCGCATCATCAAGGGCACTCCAACGGCGGGCTACAAGTTTATGACCAACCCGTATGGGAAGCTCACCTTCATCCCTTGATGGAGCCGCCATGAAGCAGAACGTGACTCAGGCTCCGCTTGCGGGTGGCCTTGAAACCAAGCTCCCGCAGTCTCCCAGCAACGCGGGTGTCGCGCAGAACTTGATGATTGACAAGGCGACGGGCGGGTGGAGTACCCGCCTTGGCTATGAGCCGTTTGTGGCCTCCCCGACTTCATGGGCACCCTTCGGCTCCATCGGGCAGGTGACTTCCATTCATTGTGCCCAAGAGCTTTCGGGAGGGGCGCGTCAACACCTGTTCTTCGAGGCCGATGGCAACCTGTACTTGGTCTATGAGGCCGCAGGCGCAGACCAAGTTCTGACCTTGGCGAGCAACCGCAACGTGCCTTCTGCTTCTGAGGCGGG